TAGTTATAGAAATCATCCCATGATTTTTTATCTTTATCAACTGGTGTGGGTACTGTAGCTGTTGTAAATGAAGGCACTCTATCAAGGCTTTCGTTTGCGAGGTCTAATTGTTCTTTTATAGAACGTGTAAGCATTTTTACACTATCATCAACCTCTTTAATGCTTTTAGCTATAGTCTTACCTGATTTAGGCTCTTTAGTAAATAATTCTGGCACATTAGACATTGCATCCCTTGCTATCTCCTGAAATTTATTTGATTCTCTTATTGAGCTATCATATATTTTAAGGAGCTTTTTTTCATTTTCCCTCGCTGTATTTAATTCCGCTTCAAAATCTTTATTTACAAGATTAACACCCGTACTACCCGTTAAACCAACATTACCAATATTAGCACCTGATAATTTAGCTTTTGCGTAGTCTTCCTCTGCTTTTTGCCTTTTCTTTATTGCTTCATAGTAGGCGTCTTCACTTTCTTTTGTCTTTAAAAATGCGGCTGCGTATTTATCACTTGCTGCTTTTGCTATTGCATTCTGCAAAATTGCCTTTGTTAATTCATCAATTTTACCCTTTGCCTGTCCTGATAAAAATGCTTCATCTTTTATATTTCCTAAATAATTGGGGTATAATTTCTGCAATTCATGAACAGCCTGCAGTCTTTTTTCTCTTGATGCGTTTTCGTCCTGTGTTACGGCATATAATATTTTTGCTCTTGATATTTCAGAAAATGCACTTTCTTTCGATGATTTTTCTATACTATCTAAACTGTCTTTATATTTTTTGTTGGATTCTTCAGCCTGTGTTAATACGTCATTTGACTTACTTGTATTCGATGCAAAGTAATTTAATGCCAATGTAGCAAGGTTGATAATACCTACAAGCCCAAACATTGACGTGCCCATCGTCTTTAGTATATCTTTCCAGCTTGCACCCTGCGCACGTGCATCTTTTACACTTTCAGCAAAGAATGTAACGTTATTCGATATCGATTGTATAAATGTTCTTGCACTTATACCCGCATTCGGCAATTCCCTCAATATCTGATTGAATTGCATACCAACAATATTATAATTACCTACCTGCCGCTGGAACTGTCCTACTGATTGCTCTACCTGTGTAAGTCGCTCACGTAGTTTGTTCGCATTTTCAGCCGCCTTTAAAAATTCGGGATGCGTAGTCCCCAATGTTACGCCTAAGTTCTTTGCCTTATTTGCTGCGTCTGTATAGGCCTTTGATAATAGTTTATAATCGTCTACCAATTCGCCGGCTTGTTTAATATCACGATCACGGGCTTTATTTAACTTTTCCTGCGATGCCAGTATCTCCTCATTTAATTTATTTTTCTCACGCTTTGTCTTTATGGCTTCTGTTTCCGCTTTCTGAAGCGTTAATGTAGCCTTAGCTAATTCATTAGTAACATTCTTTATCTTATCGGTGTTATCATTCAATTGCTTAGTAAGCACTATCAACTCCTGTAGGTCTTTAGGTGCTGCAATGCGTATTTCTATACTCTGCGCTGTGGCATGTAATTCTTCCAGTTGCTTTGTCAGCGTTATTACTTGCTCATTGGCTTTATTGTCAATGACGCTACTAATCAAATCAGCCATTGCGTTGTTGTTTTTCTAATGCTTTATATTTTGCTTTTATCTCTCTGTATATAGTACAAAACATCATCGTATCTATGTCGCTAATCATTATCTTCGGGTCTTTATGCGCCAGTATGTTGTAATACATATCCATATCAGGCTCAACTGATTTATTTTGCAATGCTTCGAGCGATTTATGCTTTGTATTTATATCAAGTACAAACCGCTTTGCATCAACCAACACTCTATCCAAATCCTCATCTATATGTTCAGTCCTTATCTGTGTTCTTATCCCAAGTTGTTTTAACTCTTTTACCCACCGTTCATCATACTTCACTTTAAGCAATGCCACCAATACGCTGATACGTTCTAATCTTGATTCTTGTTTTGCTATACCACCTACAAGTGATAAGTAATGATTGTTATCGCTGCCACCGCATGCGTCAAGATACTGCAAATACAGCTTTTCGCCTGTGCGTACTAAATCAAGAATATCTACGCTATTCCCTGCATATTCTTTGCGTATCAAAGCATCATAATTTCCATTTAGATAATAATCCAGGAACCTATCAAAAGGCAATCCCACTATCGAAGTATATACTTTGTGCAGGTCGCTTGCCTGTGATTTTTTCTTTGGTTGAAGTAAAGCCAATTTTGTTATCCCTCTGATATATAAAATACCAGCCTGAATAATTATCTTTTTTCGCAATGCTTTTAACATCTTCAATCGTTTGTTCTAATAAAAACTGTCTTTTATCCTGTTTAAATTGCTTTTTACAGGTATAACATGGCTTTTTACTCATATACTCCCCGTTTCGTCTTTCAATGCCTTTACTACGTCTGGCCTCACAATTAACCAAGCCTCTTTTTTACCGCTTTCCGTCAAACCAAATATACTACCATATTTTAACTCTAAATCTCTCGACTTTTCATCTTTGGATATTATTGTAAACTTACTGCCTGCAATAATTGTTTCCATTTTATTCTGAAACGCCCCTGTATCTCTAAGTGTTACCACATCCCAACGCTGACCTTTGCGCTGTTTCTCTGCAATGGTAAAGCCCTTATATTTCGGTGTTATGGGTGTACCGTCCGCCCTGTAGCCCTCGTTCATTTGCTCACGGTTCAGGTCTGTTATCTCCTGATTGTGATTACTCATAGCATCGCCCGCAATAGCTTGCAGGTTTATATCCTGCCAACGTTCTAACATTTCCCGTATAGTAGCCATAAGCAAAAATAAGGGGGCTATTCACCCCCTTTTTGTTCAACCTCTGTATTATCGGGTGTAACATCCTCTACGGGTTGCCCCGTAGCTTCTTTACATTGCCTGTATATAGCCTTCAGGTAGTCTGTACGCTGCTTTTTATTCTTGCCTTTCATATCGCTATGATTAGCCCAGTTTGTCAAAGCATATTCTACAAACTCCGACTGCGTTATACCTGCAATCCAATTTTCGTTAACGTCCCTGTTGCCAAAGTGCATATATCAATTTTTATGGTACTGGTATATAAAGCGTTTTGGCATCCAATGGTGCAACGCCTGCAGTTGTCAAAGTAGATACGCTTGCTAAATCTACAGCTATCTTGCCACCACTTGCAGGGTAGTCGGTATCTGTATGCAGCAAGTTAAGCGTAAAATACTTATCCAGGCTGGTACCTGCTATTGTTACAGACGAAATAGTAATCGCTGCACCTGTTGCCGCATTAGTAACAGATAGGTTACCTGTATCTACCAATGCAGTACCGTAAAGGTCTACTAAGTTCTGTGAACCACCGCAACCTGCTAATATTGTTACATCCACATCGCCAGAAGCGTCTATTGCCTCTAACAGTACAATTTCAGCATCCTGTACTACATCCATATCGAACACGTCGAAATCTGTTTGTATTACTGCCAGGTTCTCATTCAGATCTTTAGCATCATAGATGCCATAACCTAACATGTATACGGTTTCGTTTGAACCGTCTTTTGGCTTCCAGTTACTTGGATAAAACTCTGACAGCCTAATACCACGCACTTTACGTTCGTTTGTAGTTGCATCATATACAACACGGCCTAAGAAATTACCCGACTTGTCAACAAAAAGGTGCTCAAATTCCTTTTCACGCCCTTTAAATTGCAGGTAGTTTTTATGTGCGCACATCGCACCATCCAGATACGTGAAGTTCCAGTAATATACCGCATCTTTAACCGTTGTTTTACGGCCATATGGGTATGTTTGTTGTTGCCTGTCTTCACTCTGGTCGTCCATTCCCTCAAATTTACCAAAACGATGAAAGCGGCTTGAATATGTATTGTTCAGAAATCCCGCGCTTAAAAACGCTTCAAAATCTGCCAAGTCGCTCTCTTCTATTTCAGTACCTGTAGGAATGGCAATTGAACCGATTATTAAATCGGGGTTGTATGTGCATGATGTAGGTAGTCCAGTATTGCCACCCACTACAGCGCATTTAAGTTGATTTATTTTTGCCATTTAATTAAGTTTTTAAAGATTTGATGTAATTGGTGTTAAGCAATAATTCCAGTTGATATTTAATGATAGATTTGTTATGTCTATGGCATCTATGTATTTCCCTAAAGTGTTTTTAGTCTGTGCATCTACTCCCCAAAAATAACGCTCTGTCATGTTGTGGGGTATCTTCCTTTCGGTGTATTCTGTAAATGCCGGATGTTTACTTATTTGCCTTAGAAATTCATAGTACAATGGCCTGAGTATATTCTCAAAGTTTAGTGCATCCCTTTGCTGCGATGTGTAGCTTTCAAGTGTGTGATTGGCTATGATAATATTTAAATTATTAGCACGCCCATAAAACGAACTTTTGCCACGCTCAATGGTAAAATCAAGGAGCAAAATAAACAACGGATATTGTTTTTTCCTTTCGGTTACATCCATTGTCTTTTCCTGCATTCTTTTTGCCACCTCATGAACATTACCTGCCAAAAAACTAATATCCTGTATTGTAGCGTCATACGTCTGTAATTCGGCAAGTTTTGCCGTCTTGACATTCGTTACTACTTCCTGAAATGTAGTTATCAGCGATGGCGGGTAATTTACTATCACAGGTCAAAAGAATTAATAGAGCCTAAACATTCAGTCATTGTGCTATCCCATTCTGTATACGTTGCCTTGTTATTATCAAGGAAATAATACAGTTCATCTATCATTATTCTGGCATCTAACCACGCTTGCCAAATTTGCATTGACGGGCTTACTCTTTGCGCATTCTGAATATTGTTCACAGCTATGCCTATTGTTGTGGGTGCTACATAGTTAGCTTCCCAATATTTACAATAGATATAGTTAGCAATCAAGGAAATGTTATCATCATTGGTGAAGCCAATCCATTTGTATGTCTTACCGCCAACTGTATACTCCGTACCATTTTTTAAATCCTTCCATTTTTGTGCAAGTGATGCGTCAACAATCTCATCATCAACTGTTGCAGCATCTAAAGCATCCTGAAAGGCTTTGTAAAAAGAGTACCCCATAACTTTTATGAGGCACTCTTTTGTATAGTACGGGATATAATCGGTCGCAGTTGTGTTACCAACAATAGGGCTGTTACCATCTGATATATCTCCGATATTCAGGTTACGTTTAAAGTAATCTGTGGTTATTAAGTTTGCCATTAGTCCCTTAAGTAAAGTACTTTGTTACCTACTACCATTGTGCCGGCTGTCTTAGACTTTAGCCTGATTTGCTTAGCCTTTATACCTGTACAATGGTACTGCACTGATTGCGCGCCTGTAGCGTCTGCTATTACTGTGCGCGATGTGGTAGATGTTGTACCTGCAAAAGAACAAGGACAATCAAGTGTATTCCAGTTAGAGCCGTCTACTGTACTTTCAAGCCATACCGTATCTACTACAGTACCTGATACTTTTGTTGCAATCAACTGCGCAGTGAAATTACCTACGTTACCGGCTGTATAGTTTACAGGGCTGTAGTAATAATTGGTTTGCGTATTGGTGTTTGTATCCAAAAGGAAGTAACTAGAAGACACGGCCGTCATTGCTGTTTCTGTTGGCTTAGATTGAGCAAATGCATTAACACCAGCAAACAAAGCCATAATTATCAATATCTGTTTCATTTTATTTTTTAGTTTGTTTTTAGTTGTTAACGATTAAGCTGATTTACGGATTTCTTCAATATCATCTGCAAATGTACCAGTTACAAAAGCGGTATAATCCTGTGACTTAACAAAGTGCGTAGCACGTACCTCAGCAAGGATAGTAACCAGGTTCTTTGTAAAGTCGTCATTTTCCCAACCTATCTGAATGGCTGCATCTTCACGCATAAACAGGTATGACTTATTAAAGTCACCTACAAGGTATGTACCCGCTGTAATACCTGTGTTTGCAATTACTGGCAAGCCTTTAACCATCATGCCATTAGCTGAAGCAAATGGAGGCATTACATACTGACCTGTGCTGTCTTTAGTAAGTTCCATCTTCGCTACATCTGAAGGGTGCAATACGATGTAGTTAGCGTTATGGTTTGCTATATCTATTTGATTGATAGCCACACGCAAAACATCGGCTTCAGATGGGTTTGATACATATCCCGCAAAGTCGCCCGCTGCAAACGCAGTAGCATACTGCAATATACCTTTCAGGTCCGGTGTTGTACCGCTACCATTCAATAACTGGTCGTCCAGCTTCAGTGCGATGATAGTAATCAGTTCGCTACGGATAAGGCTTTCAATGAATGGCGTATCGTCTAGCATCTCTTTAGATACCTTAGTGTATGCGGTAATTTTTTCAACCTTTTTAGATACCTCTTGTAGGTCGATGTCATATTGTGACTTAGCTGCACCTTCAGCGGTAGTTGCTGCGCCACCTTCGCCCGCTGCTGCTTCAGTCCATTGTACATACATTTTGTTTGTACGTCCTACGGTCATCAACTGGGCAAGGTATGGCCTACGCCTTACTATTGGGTCTATACCCGGCACATAAGATGCAAGATTGTAAGGTATTGAGTTAGTACCTACAGCGTCAATATTTGCAGTAGTTACAGTGCCTACGCTCTTAACCTCCATTTCAGCCCATTGACCTTTACGGATGTTAGTCAGTTGGCCATCTTTCAGCATTGACTTATAACCGTCTACCAATGCAGTAGCAAGCGATACGGATTGCGCAGATGGTACTGCGATGTGCTTAGCCGCTTCGATTGCTTCGCCTTGAGCTTTAAGAATTTCAGCAATAGACTTGCCTTCGATTTTAATGTCTTCAGCTTTTACATTGTGTTTAGCCAATGTTTCATTTAGTTTTTCTTCTGATATTAAGCCTTTAGTAGCATTATTAACTTCCTCTTTTATTTTTGTGGCTGCTTGCTCACCAACTTGCTTTACCAGTTCATCAAATTGTTGTTTTTCCACTTTTAGTTAATTTTTATGGTTAAAAAATGATACGCTTTTAATTGCCTCGTTTAAGTCAAATTTTAACGGCTGATCTTGAGTGTCATCTGACGGCTCACGTTCAGTGTCATCTTGCTTCGCTGACAATGTTGGCGTTATTGGATTGCTGCCAAATAAGACAGCACTGTTTTCTAATAGTTTTATTTCAGGAACTACCCAGAAAAAACCTTTTTCCTGTATTACAGATTGATTTATTACCTTACTTGCATATTTCTGCCATAATTCGTATTCTGCAATACTTTCTTCATCATTCATGGCCAATCCTATTTTTACATATTGAAGTCCAATTGAATGTTGATTGATTTTTCCGGATTTATATAGATTAAAAACCTGTTCGTTATATAACTTTTTAATGTCAGTCTCAAATATTAAAACCTGTGTAGAGCCTATTGCATTAATACCTAATTCGGATAGGCTCATATCCTGATAGTATATATTTTTTACGTCACCTACTTGCGCACTAATCTCATGCTTATGGTCATGCAGGTGTGGTATCATTCCCCTCCTTTCGCTTATAGACTTTTTAGCATTATCGGGGAGTAATACATCCATTTGGCTATCACAATACCAAGCAGTATTTGCAACTACCTTTACAGAACATACGTCTGGAGTATCAGTACCGGCAGCTTTAACAGATTCTCGTTTTATGGGTGTGGCAGAATGAATAACAGTATCAGCATACTTAAGCATTGATTTCTTTTGAGCTATCAATGCGTTTTTATTTTCTGCAAGAAACTTAAAAAGCTCCTTACCTTTTAATTCCTCTGATATTTCTATCTTTTCCATCTTTTATAACTATTGCGTTAGTTTTAATTGCTGTTTCCTTGATTGTTTTGATTGCCGCTATTGCCTCCTTGTCCACTTTGGTTTTGATTGTTTCCATAACCTGTATTTATTATGCCTAATTCTTCAGGCGTTAATTCAAACTTATATTTATCAAACAATGGGTTGGGTACTCTCTCCTCTTCAAGTTCCTCAAGCCACATATTTTTTGTTATCAACCCGTTATCCCATTCTATTTTCAATGCCTCATTCATTACCTTTCTTGCATCCGCTTCATCTTTCTTACTCTCCTGGAATGATTGTATATGCTCGTAGCTCGCTTCAAATCGAACATTATTCACCGGTATTAACCCCTGTGTAAGTGTTCGCATGATTGACTTAGCATCCGGAATAATAGCATTCTGATATAATGCTTTTTCTGCACTTGTAACATTGTTATACGTTGACTGGTCGCTATGCGCTGCCAATACAAACGGATAATGCAACCCGTCGGCTAAGTCTTTCAATGCACTCAAATAACCCTCTTTAAGCTGCAATTGTGCAGCATCAAATACTAAAGGAGTGTATTTAATAGCTCCATTGCTAAATATCATCTGCCACTGTGTACGCGATAAACCGTATTTACTCCATTGACTTTGCAGGTCTTCTTTCTGGTCTTTGGTTAGCGGTTTAGATACACCTTGCACTTGCTGGTCACTGCTAATTATACCTAATGCGCCTTTATTCTGTATAAGTGTTGTTTCAGCTTCAAGTATCGATGTCAGTAGCGTTAAAGAATATTGCTTTGTAAATATCCTTGGTAACGGCATCCAATTATCATCATTGTACAGGTTTGTAGTATCGGTAAATAATATTAAATCCTCTTTATCGAGTAATATTTCTTTATTCCCCCAAATTAATTTTACTATCCTGTTGATATTTTTATCTGTCAGATATAAACCGCTTTCTTTGTATTCTATCTTCAATAACCAAGGCGGTAATACCCATAATGATGATGGCGTTTCAAACCCTGTAGACTTCATCTTCAACACATAACACCATCCAAACATTTTACGATAGGTGTACAGTTGTTTCATAAACTGCTCCCTATCCTGCATCCAGTTAGGGTTATCTATAACCGCCTGCCATGTATCGTTAATATCTCGTTTCTTTTGGCGTACAGGTGAGTAGTTTACAGCTTGAAAATCAGCATTAACAAACGCATCCGCCATGTTATCAATCATTGATGATACGGGTGCGCATGTTTCGTATATGTCTTTTATGTCGTTTATTGATTTATTGCGCTGCCATACCAATTCACCGTTATTATACATGAATTGTATAGATGGTGATATATGGTCTGTCAATTTGTATGACTTACCTCTAAGTATGTCCCAGGCCTCTGAAAATCTACCCATATATGGCAATAAAGAAAAAACGCCACACAGGTATTTTCTACCCGCATGGCGTTCATGACGCTCTTTAGTTTACACCAAAAATACAATAAAATTATGTATTACAAAATAAATTTTTTAATTACCGTTTTATTACATTAAATTTCCCGCATTTCGGGCATTTTATAATTACGTTGTCGATTTTTACCCCGTAATTGTCAAATAACCGCGCATTGCATTTTTTACCCGTCTTATCACTATTCTGCGTGCATCGTATCTCTTCTATTGGCATAGTATCAATTTATAAATGAATGTGTATATACCGCCCCACGTATAGCGTCAGGAATATGGTTATACGCATCGATGGGCTTATTAAGCGGCCTACCATTTGCATCCTTAGCCCAAATATAGTTGTTTATTTCTTTCCGCAATACAGCATCCGAACGTAAATAATGCACTTTATACTCTGATAGCTTGCTTATCCCCGCCTTAATGCTATCCTGCCCCTTTATTGTTGGCAATGCATTAATCCCGCAAAAAGATAGCTCCGCTATGCTTTTAGGCTCTGCACTATCACAGTAAATGACATCCTCGCTGGTAAAGCCACAAAGCTGCAATTTATCTGCAATGGCTTCATTTGTTAGGCCAGTTTCATAAATCTTAGTATCTACGTAGATATTTCGCCCGGAATAATAAATTTTAACAACCGCCGTAGGGTCGTTTGTAAATCCGAAGTCAAGCCCCCAAATTACATAATCATACCCGTTTGGCATACTTTCAACTTCTACCCAATCAGAAAATACCAACCCTTCTAATTTACCTATCTTGCCTAATCCATATACCTGCCATCTGTATGGATCTGTGTCTTTATAGGCTAATATTTTTTGTTTAATATTTTCAGGAATATATGGGTTATCCTGCCATGTACTTTCTATGTATTTAACGCCTGTCTGCTTTGTCAATATCTTATCATGCACCCAAAATTCAGCATTGGGGTTGTAATCGAGAAACGTCTGGTACCTTGTACGGACTTGCAACTCTGAATATATATCGTAGCTGATGCCGTTCGCCTCGTTTACGAATAAAAAATCCCTTTTGCCGTTCTTAGCGTCCTGTGCATTATCATACGCCTTAAACTGTACTCGTGAACCATTTTTAAACGTAAACTCACGTTCTGATTGGTTGTGTTTAGATATGGCGTATCGTAGCTTTGGCGTTTCGTCTATGATGCTTTTAAAATCAGAATAGCTACCATCCTTCAAGTTGGGTATATCTTGTCCAGTAACTGTGGTTATACTCCCGTCATAATCAATCGCACGTTGCGCAAGTACTTTAAGTATCTGGTATGTTTTCCCTGATGATGTGCCGCCTTGATTTATTACCTCACTATCTACAGATAAGAAGTTCTCAAGGAATAAAGGCGTTACACAATCGTATATAGTTCTAACTATCGGATACTCCTTCGCCGGTATCACTCTTAAATATTTGGCTTTGGTTAGATTTCATATCTTCAATATGGTGCGTTTGCTCTATCTCTTGTTTGTCTTTCCAGTCCTTACTGCGTCTATTCTTCAACCAAAATATCATGCTTGTAGGGTCTGGCGGATAATGTTTTATCAATGGAGTTTCGACTATTTGATTTTCAATAACCTTAATATCAACGTCTGGAGCATCATATCCTGTAGCACGTTTATACAAGCTCATGGCTACATTTGCATCCGCTGATTGCTTCCCCATTTTTAAGGACTCTAAAAATGTAGGGTGCTCTAATTTCCAGTTGTTAATAGTAGCCTCGCATACATTAAAGAAATCTGCTAAATCTTTGTCCGTAGCCCCTAATAAACAAAGCTTATATGCTTGTTCATTGTAATTTTCGTCATATTTAGTTGTTTCTTTAGGCATACTATACTGTTATGAATCCTGATTGTGTTGGGTGTCTGCGGTATTGTACGTCTGTGTACCCGAATCCTTCGCAAAGTGAGCTTTCTTGTTTATCCCCTGTGTCTGTGCCTTCTGCGTCATATACGGGGAATTGCCCTAATCTTTGGCATTCGGGGCAAGCGTATGTTTTACCGTCTGTTTGCACTAAAGCGTCATAGTTATCCTTAACCGTTTGTAGTACGTCAATTATGGTAGCGTCTACGGTAAGTAAATCCGGGAAACTTGCATTTAAAGCCGCTTCAAGTGATACTTTTAAAGTTGCTTTATCTCCGCTTGATAATGTTGTAGCATCTACGGCTATATTCAAATCGGAAACGCATGAAGCCTTTTCAGTGGTTATATCAACCTCAACCGATGCGGTATAATGTTGCCAGTTTCCACCAGCATCGTGTTGTGTTATAAGTTCCTGAACGTGGTAAGGTTTTACGTATTTGATATCGCTTAGTGCCATAATTAAATGCTAAGGTAATGAATTTTATGGAAAAACAACGTATGAATTTATGATACTGTATTTTTTGAATTTCTTTTCAGCTTGTGATTTAGTTTTTGCGACTGTGTAGCTGATTTTAAAACAATCGCTATTTAGGTAAGTAACCGCCCAAGTCATTGATGTGAATTTTTGTAAAGTTATGGGAATCGGATTTGAATTTCAAAATGATTTTTTGGCTGAGCAATAGCGAAGCCTATATTATTTTATTTATTTAATGCTATAACCACCTTATAACATGCTATGTTGTAACCAGGTTATAACCTACCATTTAACTTATTGTTTTGTAGTACATTATTCATAAAAATTACAAGTAATATTAAAATTATAACCTGGTTGCAACAGGGTTATAACATAGCGTGTTGTAAGGTGGTTGTAACAGGGTTAGAAAATTGTGGTGAAATTTGGAAAAATCAAACCTGTGATTTACTTTTGTCCTATAATTTGTTTTGATGTTAAATAGCATAGCTAAGTAACATAAAACATTAAACATTATAGGACAAATTACTTATCAATAAGTACATATTGCCTTGTATAAGTATTGAATTGATAACTAACGCAACCTATCTTACCAAGCCAGCTATAACGTATCTTTTGCACGTGAATATCAACCTCATTAGTATCGAAATTCCTGTAAATCGACAGACCATTATCGGTCTTATTAAAGAAATGCGCACTACCTGAAATATGGTACATTGTAGGGACTTCATACCGGTTATTCTCTTTCTTCAGCTTGGTAGGGTGCGCAATCAGGATAACATGTATATCATTAGTCAATGCAAACGCCTTGAGCTTTGTAAGACATTCGCTTACATACTGCGTTTCTGTCTGCCCGTATGGTATCTTATGTTCGATGTAATTCCAAGGGTCTATAAGTAGCCCGTTTATTCCTTTACGGTGTACCAATTCCTTAGCCTTGGCAAGTATCCCATCAAGCGTAACATCTACCTGATTAATGTTTATGAAATTGAAATAAGCATCCAAGTATTGCGCTGCAATGTGAAACTCTTCTTGATTTATGCGCTCATATGGATTGATACGCGGGGCAAATGATTTACCTATAATTTTCTCCATCAACTTCGAAGCGTGTAGGCTCGATGGCTGATTTTCAAATGAACACACCGCCCATGTCCATCCGTGATTTATTGAAGCCTTAGCCATGATGTTATCCGTTACCTCACTCTTACCACTACCAGGGATGCCTGTAATAGTAGTAATCTGCCCGCTCATGAACGTTATATATTCGCCCAATCCCTCCATGCCTATGTCAATACCCTTAGGATAGCCATTAAGGTAATAATCGCTCAAATCCTCCATCATATCGGCCACCGTGATAATACCCTCAATCGGGTACGGTTGAGCCGATTTAAGGACATCTATAAGGGCTTTACGGCCATGTCTAACTAACACATCATTAGCGTCCTTACAATCATCGGGGTATTTAACCGTATAACATCGTTCTTTGCCGATTCTACGGCTCAATTCGTCTTGTAGGTTATTGCCAGCATCGTCATTATCCGTCAGTAGTATGAACTGCTTTATATTAGCTAATTCATCATAGCAATTATCAAAGTATTCTAATTTCTGTTTGCCCGCAGATGCGCCATTAGGTACTGATATGACATTTCTATATCCACATTCCATAATAGACAGGCAATCCATTTCGCCCTCTGTAATGAAAAGTATTTCATTATTCTTGATACTGTCGAGGTTGTAAAAAATTAGCTCCGCACCCTTAGCCAGCTTAAAATCCTTGTTTTCGCCCCGATACTTGACATTAATCAATTCACCCTTACGGAAATAATTAAAGCAAATTACATCGGTTTCTGCGCCCGCTTTGGGCATCCATTCCGTAGAGTAGGTAATACGTGCGCGCTCGATTGTATCAGTGGATATGCCACGAGATGCAAACCAATCAGTATGGGATTGTTTCGGTGGTTTATTGGAATATACAGGACGCTGTTTAATAACCTCTTCACCGAGTTCAACCTTATAAATATCAGCAAGGTATTTAATAGCATCAATGTAACGCAAATCCTTATACATCATGATGAAATCAACCGCGCTGCCACCCTTGCCACATCCGAAACATTTAAATATCTGTTTCTCGTGCGATACTTTAAAAGATGGCGTGCGCTCGTTATGAAACGGGCATTTTGCAGTATGGTTTACACCATCTTTTTTGAGTGTTATATGGCGGCCTATGACATCTACAATTTCGGCACGTTTCTTAACCTCATCAATACGTTCTTTAGAAATCATAAGATATGCCCTCCTTTCCGTTTGTCAGATTTATAACGGTTGGATGCTGATTTCTTGCCCGCTTGAGATAGCTTTTCTTTCAGGGCTTTATATTCGCTCATGGATTGTTTAAGTCGGTTGGAGTAAAAATAACCATCCTCTATAATGAACAATCCGAAATCATTGATTACGCTGTTTATTTTGTCGATAGATATAGACAAGTCAAAGCTGATATCATCCAGCGAGTCGAGTGATAGCTTATAATCTTTAGTTTCCCGCAATATTTCAATAATACACCAAAATATACCGTACCCCTCAAATCCCATGATGCGGCGTAGTTTAATCATTTTAAGGTCGTTTCTGGCATTACTATCATGCGAGAAATAGTAAGCGTCTTTAGTGGGCATATGTATAAAGTATTAAAAAGTCTTTGATTGTGATTTTGTAGCTGTGAAATTTCAGCATGCCGGTATCTACCATAAACTGGGTAGCTTGCTGGTCGGATACGCCAATGTATCTAAGGTCTTTTAGGGAGTAAGCTATCATAAAAGTTCGCGCCTGTGATTCTATCATATAATTCAAAAAATTGTTCAGGCGTTGATATAAATTCGTATATTCCCCCTGCATTGCGTACACGTGCCTGCATTTCAAGCTGTTCAGGTCGAGGTCTGTCATAACCTACTTTAATCTCAAGCGATAATGAACGCCCACCAATGGTACCCATAATATCAGCCGTACCTCTTGCAGTTGTGCCGTGTATCCATTTCTTTTTACTTAGCAATGTACCCGATTCTGTGCGCTCTGTACCATCAATAAGCCTGCCCGTAGTATTTACACGGGTTGCAATATAACCACTCCAGTTGATATAATTCACTATAAAAGACGTTAACCCGTTTGCTGTGTTTGTGCGTGGATATTTAGGTTTAGCATAATGCCCGTCTTTAAAAGCTAAAGGATATACCCGCTGGAAATGGTTATAATGCGCTTGTTCGTATCGTTCCCGTGCTGTCATACTAAAACGGTAAATCGTCGACGTTATTAGATTGCGATGTCTGTGGCTGTGGCTGTGGTGCTGCCATTGCTTCACCCGCACCAAGATACCAGGCGGTAAGGTTGGTAAACCATTTGCCGTTATACTCACGGCTTTCGATGTTAAATTTTACATGCACATTTGCACCTTTGGCAATACCATCAAGTTTACCGCATTTGTCATTGGTAAATTGCAACGCTACTGATTTAGCAAAACTGCCGTCCTGCACCTCGATTACAAAGATGCGTTTGCTGAATTTGTCATTAATCACTTCAACATCTCCGATGTGAGTAATCTTTCCTTTAAGTTCTAAACTCATGTATTTTGGTTTTAAATTGGTTACTGTGTTAAAATAAACCGGGTGTAGAAACACCCAGTCAGTAAATCAAAAATCAAAGGTATTTGTTTATTGTTTGTTTTGTCGGGGTAAATTCGTTATTACATGGATGTGTTCAGTCGATTAATTGTAATTGCGGATTTTTAAAACGCTCATTTACTACTTTCATATTTTCAATAGCTTGTTTAAAATAACTTTCCTTAAGCTCTATACCTATACCTTTTCTACCCATTGATACAGGACTATAAACTTCACTTCCAACACCCATAAAAGGAGTTAATACAATTTCTCCTCTGTTGCTATATAATTCGACCAATCTATCAATTACATCCAATTGCAAAGGATGTACGTGCTTTTCGTCATCTTCATCTTTACTATCCCTAAATGGCAATACGTTATCAATACGTATATCATCCCAAACGCTTGAAGCGTAACGCTGCCAAATGATATGAGATAATTTATTTGTCCTTTGGTCTTTATGCCCTGCATATTCATTTTTCAATTGTTCAAATGTTCCGTATTTTTCCTGCATAGCTGGTAATATTGGTGTTTCTCCAAAATATTCGGATAGTCCCTGTGGGTGTTCAACCGGTATAGTATTTTCTCCACGTTTTTTAAATATCAACACATAATCAGGCATAGCCGTAAAACATTGTGTGCTATCTTCTACTATTAATTTGTGCATTAGGCTTTTTACCATTGTTCGCATACGTACTTTCAAAGGTTCTTTCCATATAGTAATTCTATTCCTATAATCAAATCCATGCCTTTCATGAATAGCTATAATTTCGTGAGGGAAATCCCATAATTTACCAGTACTGCTATTCATTACATCTGTACAATGGACTGCGGTTATTCTTCCTGGTTTAGTTAATCTTGATATCTCCTTAACTAAAAATTCGTATTGCTCTAAAAATTGTTCTTTGCTTTCACAATTGCTAAAATCATTTTCACTGCTTGAATAATTGTAAAGCCCCGCAAATGGCGGTGAATAAATAGAAAGGTCTATACTATCATCTGCCAAAGTAGGCAATACATACATGCAATCACTATTATAAATTGCATAATTTTCTGTAATAACTTGATTTTTTACCATTTGATTAATGTTTTAAAAAGTTAGGAATAGATATGTTTTTGTTAAATTCACTTTTTTTTATACTGAAATCTCTATTTATATTGGTATTTAATTTGTCAAACAATTCATTTGCCTTTTGCGTTTTTGCCATTAAACTATCAATTACACGTTTCTGACCATCACTAAATACCATGTCTGCTATAACGGTATTTTTTTGTCCAAAACGCCAAAATCTGCGTATCGCCTGATACCATTGTTCATATGAAAACGTAGGAAAATAAACAGTATGATTACAATGCTGCCAATTCAAACCAAAAGCTGTAATACTTGCCTTAGTTATTAATTTTTTTATTTCACCTCGTTGAAACGCTAGTAGTATTTCCTCTTTTTCTTCAAGTTTCATACTACCTTTTATCTGTGTGGCGTTATTATCTAACTTTTCTAACAAATCACCCTCTCTATTAAGATTACACCAGTAAACAGATGTATCATAATCTTTGGCTAATTCAACCGCGCGTTCACATCTTTTATCAACTGTTAATGCGTTTTCACTTCTTACCTCTGATTGCGTTTTTGCTATCATATTGAATAGCATTATTTGGTTATTTACAATCATATTTTTATCATTAGCTACACTGTGAAAGTTAGTTATCAGTTCGGGTAGCTTATGATGTTCATCGCTAAATCCTAAATCAGATGGCTTCCGCATTGATATGCTCCAACTGCTTACCCATTCAAAAAACGCATCTTTAGCATGTCCTTTTAATCTCCATTGCGTACCTATTGACATTGGGCTTATTGTATCTTCGTTGTTTTTAAAAAACTTAGTAAGCATATCAGTATAACCCAAGTAACCTAAAGCCTCGCTACTTGTACCTAATTCCACAAAATCGTTAGGTGATGGTGTAGCGGTAAACAAATAACGGTATTTTACTTTCTTTAAAAACGATGTAATAGTGTTTTTTATAGCCCCTTCAAAGTTTTTTAGTATGCTGCTTTCATCCAGTATTACACATTCAAAATCATTTGGTTCAAATTTGTTCAAACGCTCATAATTACAAACAACCAACTTAGACTTATACTTGCCATCCTTAGAATATTCAATATCATCAATACCAAACTTTTTAGCTTCTTCTATAAATTGAAATGCAACGGCTAATGGAGTAATTATTAATACTGGTTTGTTTGTGTGTAAAACATAGTTTTTACCTAAAACCATTTCTATAATAGTTTTACCAGTACCAGTATCTAAGAAATCGGCGCACCTACCTTTATTAATGGAATATTCAGCTACATATTTCTGATAATCAAACATCATATCGGGCATGTATTTTACATCAATACCCATTTTATTAATGCTATGCTTTTTACTCTCTAAGAATTTTAAATACTCATTCATACTATTGATTTTTGATTGTGATTAATTGGCTTACTAATGCATTGTAACGTATATCGGTTTCAATTAGATTTTTAGCAGTGCGTATACCATGTATTACCGTTGTATGGTCAAATGTACCGTATAAATTACCAAGTGATTTGTAAGATATTTTATAATTGCTATAAATCAAATACCATATAAAACATCTTGCATAGGTAACTTGTCTTATGCGTGTACGTTCTTTAAGCCGCTCTATGGGTATATTTAACCCATCGCATATCACCGGCTCAATTGTTGCAATGTACTCTTTTATCGGCATAGTTTTTACGTTCTCTATAAATACTCGTTTCTTTTCTGCCTGGTAATCGCTGATTAATCGTTGCTGCATTCTGATAGTGCGTTGTTGCTCTGCTATCTGTTGCTCAAGTTGCGCTATCCTTTTATCCTGTGATTTTATTGAAACTAACCCCCTTGAGCTTAACCCATACTCATACCCTGCGTAAAATGTAGCCGGGCTGCTATATGCGTTTGCTTTGCGCTGCAGTTCTATCTCATCCTTGCTTATACAGTTCATCGAGTAGCGTTTTAATAAATGGGTTTTGATTGTGCATACCATAGTCATTTACTATTACTTTAGCGACTTCTCTGGCAAAATCTTGTATGCCTGTAT